AGTTCGTCTAGTTGTTTACCCTGATAAGTCCAATGCATAACATACTTATTTTGCCTTTTGCTTCTCAGCTGCCTTCTTGGCTGCATAAGCTATGTGTATTTCTTCTTGCCTTAATTTTGCTAATCGCCTAATCTCACGCAACCATTTTCTACTTGCTAGGTGTGTTCGATGAGACAAACGAGACTCAAAATTCTCGTTTACCTTAAAATATTCTAAGTAAGCCTTAGTTAATTGATCGTGTATGTCGTCTTCAATCATAATAAACTGCCTCCAACTTTATTGGATCACTACCACTTGCAAATGCTGCAAGTTTAGTATAACAGTCGCCGCCTACTCCTTTTAACAATGCTCTTTCTAGTTGAGCATGTGCATACGTTAGTTTATGATTAATCTGTTTTACAATCATATTTGTTTCAGTATCGTTATTTCTTGTTTGTACTGCAATGATCCCTTGACCGATAGCAGGAACAATTGAAATTTTCGTCCATTCTCTTTCTATGCCCATCGCAATAAGCCCGGCCTCTGCTATTATTATAGCATCATACTCGCCGTTGTCAAGTTTATTAAGCCGTGAGTCTACGTTTCCTCTAATAGGTTTAACGTTGATGTTTAGATCTTTATATAATTGTTCTATCTGTGCCTTACGCCTCGGGCTACTAGTTCCGATGGTACATCCTTCAAACACTTTTCCAATCATTACATCGTGCGGGCTATTGCGTTTAAGAACAGCAGAAATTATAAGCCCAGGAGTTTCTTCACCAGGCATATCTTTTAAACTATGAACAGCAATGTCAATTTTATTTTCAAGTAATGCAGTTTCAATTGCACTACAGAACACGCCCTTGCCACCAATTTCATGTATTGGAACATCGTGTTTAATATCACCTTCTGTTAATATTATAACAACCTCTGTGTCACACGGAAGTGCATCGCATACACTCTTTGCGTATGCTAATGCAAGTTTACTTCCTCTTGCTCCTACCCTAAGCAAAATGACTCCTAACTTTATCTACAAAGTATTTTACATTTGCTGTAGGCGTTGTTTTGCCAATGCCGTGACCTAATCCACAGACCCAACCAGTAGTGTTGACATCGGTTAACTGTTCTAACCACTTGTCAAGTTCATAATGGAATAGTTTAGATTCTAAAAGTAAATGATGTTCGTCAAAGTTGCCTTGTACAAATCCGTTAGTGTGTGTCTTTAAAGTTTTTACCAAGTCACATGTAGTATCAATACCTATACCTGCCCACTCTATCTTTTTTACTTTAGCTAAACTGTCCTTAGGTAATCCACGAGTGTAATACCCCACGTTGCCTATGTTTGCAATTGATGCTATCATTGGCAAATAGTGATTGTCGTAATAGTTCTTACTAATATTTTCTAATCCGCTGTCAAATATCATAACAACTTCGGCACCGGCAGTCTTTTGTGCTCTAATACTATCCTTTAGCAACGGAATAATTACAGTTCTTAAAAACATAGTTTTAAATTCTGCACTAACTTTATTATTTCCTAACGCATAGTTTAAAATACTCCATGGTCCGCCGACAAATCCAATTAGACTTTTATTATTTGGAAGAATGTCTCTAGTGCGTTGAAGTGCAATACTTTGAAACTCGATATGTTTCATAGCTTTATCAACATCAGTATACTGTTGCCAGTTGTCTTCATTGAGATGAGTTTCAAATTTAGGACCTGGATCAAACGTTAACGGAAGTCCTAGTCCTTCTAAGTGCCAAAGGATGTCACTAAACAATATTGCTACGTCAAAATCAAATTCATTAATAGGCAATAGTGCTACTTGTGCTGCTATTTGCGGAAGTTTGCACATCTGTTCAAAGTTGTACTTTTCTTTTAGCGCCATATAAGATGGTTGATATCTACCAGCTTGTCGCATCATCCAGATAGGAGGACACGACTGCTTAACTCTATTAATTGCGTTATTAAAATTTAAATTTGTCATTCTACAATATCAATATCGTTTTCGTAACTTGTAAATCCGTTTTCTTTCACAACACGCATAACATAACTAACCCTTCCAATAAGTTCATCTTTGTGCGAGATAAGGAATACATTCTTATCACCTTCACGGCCCATTTTCTTAAGAACGCTTAATGAACTTTCGACACCAGCAGTATCCATACCACTGTCGATTAGTTCGTCAATAAACAACAAGTTAATCTTTTGATATAGGCTTTCCCAAACATCGCGGAATGCAAAGCTCATACCTAAGATAAGTCTGTTGCGTTCACCACGACTCAAGTTATCAAAGTCTAGATCTTGTCCTAGTTGAGTAATCTCAACATTCAAATCATTCTGGAACACAACTTGATGCGGCAATCCTAGTTTGTCGAGATAATATGTAAGCCTATTGTTCAAGTACGCTAGGTTTTGATCAATGATCTTCTTACGAATAAAACTATCTTTGTTTGTAAGTAGCTTTAGCAAGAACTCTTGATGCTCTTTGAACGTAGTAAGATTGTTTACAGGTGACCAATCAATTTCTTGCATAGCAGTTGACAACAATTCATCAATCTGTGCTTGGTAAGGATCGTTTTCATTTTGTTTTGTATCAAATGCTTGTTTCAAACTATCAACGTTCTTACGATGCTCATATGCTTCTTTAGCACTTTCATAGAAAGTATTAGGCTTTCCGTTGATGTCACCAATGTCACCTAGATCTTTAAACACAGCAGTTAGCTTTGTCCTAATTTCTAAATGGTAAGTGTCTGCATCCTGTAGCTCTTTCATCTTCTTGTCGAGAATTTCTTGTTTCTTGTCTGCATGCAGCGGCTGATTACAGGTATAACAGGTAGCATCCTCAAGATTTAAGATGTCTTTTTCAACCTTTTCAACACTAGCCTTTGCACGTAACTGTGCAGTCTCTAATGTGCTTTTCTCTTTATTAAGAGCCAAAATAGCAGTATTGTGTTGAGTCCAGTTAGACAATTTTTCATGTGCTTCGAGTTCGGCATCAATGTGTAAATGCTCTAGTTCTGTAATACCGTGCTGCAATTTAGCACAATCCTGCTCCTTTTTAGCAAGCCACGCACGTTGAGTACGACCTAAACTATCAATAGTTGATTGGATCTTTTCGTTTGCACCTTGAATAGCATTAATTTTTAGTGTTTCGTTTGTAATAGCATCTTTAGTTTGACGAGTTTGCTCTTTAAGAGCTTCGGCCTTCTCACTAAGGATAGTAATACCCAACAACTGCTCAATGATAGCACGTTGATCATTAACACGCATGCTCAAGAACGGCTCAGTGTAGGTGTTAAGTGCAACAATGTGCTTGAACATGTCATGCGACATATCCAGCAAGTCATTAATGTACTCTTGTGTCTTACGACTATCCCCTTGCGACTCGTCAGTCATTTCTTGTTCTTGCTCGTCCACAAAGAACTTGAGTACATTAGGACTACGACCACGCTCGACGCGATAATCAATACCGTTCTTTTCAAAATGCAGTGTAACCAACATACCTTTTGAGTTTGTCTTGTTGATTAAGTTGTTGCGTTTGATATTCGTAAGTGCTTGTCCGTATAGTGCATAGGACAATGCGTTAATGATAGTAGTTTTACCTGTACCATTGCGGCTTCCGCTGTCATCTCCACCTTGATCTAAGTTTTCACCTAGTACAAGTGTTAGTTGTTCGCGATTAAAGTTTACAGCCTGGGTCTGATTGCCCACGCTCATAAAGTTTTTTACTGTAAGGTCTTTAATTCTAATCATAATTCGCTATAAATGTCCAATAATGTTTTCTTGTTGAAGTTATCTGAGTCAATTGCAGCGATTTCGCCAGCAACAATTTGATCTACACTTTCAAACTGTGCAATGTCTAATTGAGTACTAATATCTTCTAGTGACTTTTGTGGAATCAAACTAATTTCACGACAGTTGTATTGAGTAATGAATGTTTCCTTAATGAAACTTGCTTCTTCATAGCTGATAGGCAGGTCTAAGTTAACACGCAAATACATATTGGGCTTAATAAACGTAGTTTGCTCGTCAATAAGTTTGCTAAGTTTAACTGTACGATACTTTGGACATTCGGGCCAGTTAATATACTGTGGTTCCTTATCGTTTTCACGATCGAGTACCATCATACCACGGTCATCGTCCCATGTATCAGCATAGTTGTGCGGAAATGCATTACCGATGTAATGCACTGCACCTTGTTGTTGACGTTTGTGGAAGTGTCCGCTAAAAACATACTTCTGATTAACAAAATCTTCTGCACGTAGCTCACCATGATCGGGCATTTGTACCATTGCGTTCATAAAAAACGTAGGAAGTTCAAAGTGACCAAATATATACTTGCTTTTTAGATGTTTTAGCTTTTTCCACTCGTCGCCTACTAGCCAAGGAACAATAGTTACATCGTCTATGGTGGTAATTTCGTCAACAAATGTAATACCTGGAATGTGTTTAGCAAACGCAGTTGAATTAACTGTACGCTTGTCTTTATAATACAAGTCGTGGTTGCCATCAAAGAAGAAAAACTGCTCAAAAGCAGCACCTAGCTTTTCCATACTACGAATAGTTGCATCCATGGTAGTAAGATTCAAACTATTCCTGTTGTGATGCCAGTCGCCGCAGAAGATTCCGGTTTCACATCCGTTAGCTTTTGCATTTTCGATGAACCAATCGACAAAATCTTCACAATCTTGATTGTGAACCTTTGAATTGCCTTTCAATCCAAAGTGAATGTCTGTAAAGACTGCTGCTTTTTTAAACAAATCAAGTTATCCTTTAGGTTATACTCTTTTTTATTATATAATAGATATTACGCTTTGTCAAGAGATTATTTGTTACCTAGTTCTGTTTCTCTACGTTGTTGTGCTTCCCACTCGCCTTGATTTTGTCGTGTAAAGCTAGGATTCATGTTGTTCATTTCTAAAATGTCATCACGAATGTTTTGATTACGCTTTTCGATGTTGATAACACGAACAAAACTGTTAGTAACTGCTGCTGTGTAGTATGCAAACGGATTATCAGACTTAGACTCGTCAAATTGTAAACCAATCTGTGCTAACTGTAGGATAGCTTGTCCACGCATTTCATCGTTATAGGTGTATCCACGTACATTACCGCGAGTAGCATACCGATCACAAAGTTTCATCCACATAAGAGCAAGTTTATTTGTGGCCTTACCGCCGCTTAAATTAAAATGCCCGTTTTCCATGCCACCTGACCAATGGCTTTTGCCTACACACATTAGATTGTCTTCTTCATCGAACCTAAAATGTTGGAAAGGTGGAAAGTTTAGTTTTACTTTGTGATCGGCAACAGTCTTTGGTGTCTTTTTGCGACCTAGCTCGTCTGGAACATGCTCAAATGTCATAATACGAAACACTAGATCTTTCTTTTCAATTTTTCTATAATCAATCTCGCACTCGGCAAGTTTAATTTTCTCACCTGCTAGTTTACGGGTTTCAAAATTTAAGTGTTGTAAGCGTTTGGCTTGTGCTCTTTTAGCTTCTGCAACAGTTCTAATATTGATTTTGTCAATACTAGGCAAAATAAGATCAAACTGATGATCAGTATCTGATACAAAGCTACAAAATGTACTCTTTGATTTGTGTATTTCTTTAAGTATATCTTTGTTATTTAAATAGTTAACTTTTCTCATAAACTCTCCAATGGTTATAATACATTATAATATACATACTTAATTTTGTCAACTAAATAACATATAGGAGACAACAAATAATGGCAATTAATTTCGGCGGCCTAAAACAGCAGGCATCAGCAGCACTTTCGTCAGCAGCATCACAGGCTCGCAATTCTGTGTCTCCACAAGCATCAGCAGCAGTAAACAATCTATTAGGCAGTGCTGCTAGTTTTGGTCAAGGATTAATTGGACAAGCAGGTGACGCAGTAAAAGGTATTGCTGAGGATGTATTTAGTGCTAAAAACTTTATGAGTTTACTTCGTGGCGGTGGCCTTCCTAAGTTTGGTATGCCGGGAGCTGTTGGATTTTCAGAAGTTAGCTGGCAAGGAGCTGATAACGATGACTGGCGTGTTCGACTTTCTTTACCACCGGGTATGGGTTTAGAACCAACACTTTCGGCAGCATTAGCAGAAACAAGCGGAATGATTTTTCCGTATACGCCTAGTATCGTTATGTCGCATAGTGCTAATTACAGCCAAGTTAAACCTACGCACAGTAACTATCCGTTTCCTGTTTATCAAAGCAGTCAACCTGATAACATTCAGATCAGTGGAGATTTTATTATTGAAAGTGAATCAGAAGGAGTATATTGGGTAGCAATGATACACTACTTAAGAAGTGTTACTAAAATGTCCTACGGTAATTCAAGCAATCAAGGTAGTCCGCCACCGGTAGTACAACTTAACGGCTACGGCGATTATGTTTTTAAAAATGTTCCAGTTGTAGTTCAACAATTTACTTGCGAATTGCCGCCAGATGTGGATTACATTTATATTAAAGCACTAGATACTTGGGCCCCAACTAGGTGCAACGTAGCAGTGATACTAATGCCAACATATAGTAGACGAGCCGTACAACAATTTAGCCTAGACAAGTTTGTTAGTGGCGGATATGCTAAGGGCAATGGACAAGGATTTATTTAATGGCAAATTATATTGGAACTAGTCCTTGGTTTAATACACCTACACAAGAAGGTCAATATCTTGACATTTTAAAAATACGACCTATACCTGCAGAATCAGATGATGTATTAGTTACAATACAACCTCAGTACACTCATCGCCCTGATTTGTTGGCATTTGACTTATATGGCGATAAAGATTTATGGTGGGTGTTTGCTCAACGTAACATGGAAATACTTAAAGATCCTGTATTTGATTTAATAGCAGGAATACAAATTTATGTACCCAAAGGAGCTGCATTATCAAAAGTATTAGGAATATAATATGGCAGTAGTTCCGCAGAATTTATCTTCAAGATTAAAAGCAGCAGGAAAAAGTTTTTCTGATACTATTGATGCAGCTACTCCGCAATTAACTTCGGCAGCTAAGAAGTTTGCACAAAGCGGCAATATTTCAGTTGACGGTGTTTTAGATTCTGTATCGGGATCTGTACAAGAATTAACAGGTGCAACAGTTAATCTTGCAAATAGTTTAAATGGATTGACTGGCCTAGGAATAGGACAAAGTTTAGTTGGTAACATTGCTAGTGGTTTAGGCGGCGGCATAATGGATAGAATTAAAGGCGGCCTAGGCGGATTTTTAGGAGCATCGTTCGGTGGCGGATTTGGATCGCCGACTGGAATGAGCGGCAGTGTACTTCCTAATCCGTTAGAACAATTTGCTAGCTTCAATTATGTCTTTACGTTGGGGTGTTTAACAGTACAAGAACTATCATTTCCAGACGTTACCTACCGTCGTAGAGATCCGAGTATTGTAATACTTAGAAGCGGTGGCGGCCCGACTCCAGGAAGTGCAACTTTATACGAAGCAGAAGGAAAAGTTGAATACTTTATAGATGATGTTGAAATTGCAACTATTGTTGCCGGCAATGACGGTACTCGATCTACAAATGCAACAAGTATTAGTTTTAAAGTAACCGAACCTTACAGTATGGGGTTATTTTTACAAGCATTGCAAGTATCAGCAATGCGAGCAGGTTATCCTACTTATATTGATGCTCCATATCTTCTTACTGTAGAATTTAAAGGCTACAATGACGCTGGACAATATATTCACGCAAGTAACTTACGTAGAATGTTTCCGTTAAAGCTGGTAAACATTGAATTTGATGTAACAGAATCAGGCAGTGTATATTCCGTAACTGCAATTCCTTATCAAGAAACTGCATTAACTGACGAAACACAAACAACACATACTGACACAACCTTCTCAGGAGCATCTGTTGCTGAAATGTTACAAACAGGAGCTAATAGTTTAACTCGTATTATAAACGATAGACAGCTTGCAGGAGAAAAAGCCGGCAAAACAAAAAAAGCTGATCAATATATTATAATGTTTCCAAACACTTCGTCTTCAAATGAAGAATCACAACAGTTTATGATGGGGCAACCGGAACAGACAGCAGACGATACTGCAACTACTCGAGAATTTACTGACGAAGAAATAAGAAAATTTTATATATCGCAAACGGGCGACACAAATGGAAAAGTTCCAGTTGATTATAAAAATGAAATAAAAAACGCTGCCGGAATAACAATTAAACGATCTAGTATCGGAGAAAATATTCGCGAGTATGCTGAAAAAACAGAAAACATGAACGACATTGGCAAAGCTAAGATTACTAAATCTAATTTTGACAGTAGTAAACGACCACTTGCAACACCTACTAATTCAGAAAGTGAAACAACCAAGGGCAAAGTAGATAGGTGTAAAATACAGATATCAGGCGATGTGCGAACTGGAACATTCTCAGCAGGGCAAAAAATACAAACTATAATTGAAGAAGTTATTATTGCTAGTGATTACGGTAGAGCAATTGCATCTAAGACGCCAGACAAATATGGAATGGTTCCTTGGTTTAGAGTTCAAACGCAAGTTTATAATAGTGACTCTAGTCCCGAAGTAGTTTCACAAACTGGATCTCCGTCAAGAATATTTGTTTATAGAGTTGTGCCGTATCTTGTACATATAAGTGTATTTCAGTCTGCTAGTGCAAAAAGTCCTGGCATTCCTCAATTAAAAACCCAAGTAGCTAAAGAATACAATTATATCTATACAGGAAAAAATAAAGATATTATTAATTTTGATATTAAATTTAACACAGCATTTTTTACAAGTATTAGTGGCGATTTAGGTCAACTAAATGCAGACAGCAAAAATGCTGTTAAAAATGAAACTACATCAAGCGGAGCGAAAGCAACACCTAGTACTTCTAAAGGAAATACGTCGGCAGGGAATCTTGGCAATGTAAAAGATAGAGTAGTTACTCAAAAAAATAAAACTACATTAGATGGTGCCCATCCTGAATCGCAAGTTGCTAGAATGTTTAATGATGCATTAGTTAATAGCAGTGTTGATTTAGTTATGGTTGATTTAGAAATACTAGGCGACCCGTATTATATTTGTGATAGCGGAATGGGCAACTATAATGCATTGCAAGTTCCAGGAGTACTAAACATTACAGCAGACGGCACAATGAATTATGAGAACGGCGAAGTAGATATTGCACTTAATTTTAGAACTCCGTTAGACTACGGCCCAAATGGTTATATGGATTTTCCAGGTGGCGGAACTGCTCCTGTAGGAGAATTTAGTGGATTATATAAAGTAATATTTTGTGCTAATAAATTTAGTAACGGACAATTTACACAAACTTTACAAACTATACGTAGGCCAAGGCAAGATGACGATAATCTTGCACCAGCTACCAACGCACTGGTTAATACAGATAACGCCGGAGGACAGATAACAAAGACTCCTTCTAATCCAGTTGTTGGTGCAAGTTCAGAGGGCACAGCAGGCGAAGCTGCTGCAAGAGCAAATGTAAACGGAGCATCTAATCCACCGTATGACGATGCAATTTTAAGGCAAGCAAGAGCAGCAAGTAAACCAAATCCAGCTGCTGGAAGTACGTATGATGATGCACCGTTAAGAGCGTTGAGAGCAAAACAAGCAGCTAATATTTCGGTACAACAACAATCAGGACCGTTCTAAGGAATAAACAATGGCAACAGAATCAAGAACCCCAGGTGATAATATATTTGAAGGACCTGGTCCCTTTTTGGCTGTGGTACGCAATCACCTAGACACCGAGTACATGGGTTCACTAGAAGTTGAATTGTTAAAATCATCAACTGAAGGAAACACTACTGACGTAACTGGCGAAATGGCAATAGTAAGTTATCTAAGTCCGTTTTACGGAATCACTCCATATGAAGGAACAAGTGATAACGACGGATTTGATCACACGCAAAAAAGTTACGGAATGTGGGCAGTTCCACCGGACGTTGGGACACAAGTACTGGTTATATTTGCAGAAGGAAATAAAAGTCGTGGATTTTGGATCGGTTGTGTACAAGAAAAGTTTATGAACTTTATGGTACCTGGAAATGCCAGCACCAAATACAACAAAGAAAATCAAACTGCAATTGCTCCTGTTGGAGAATACAACAAAAGAAATGAACCAGGCGTTGGCAACGACCCTACACAGTTTTTAAAACCTGTTAACACAGATGCAATAGCACAACTTACCAAAGCCGGCTTACTCGGTGATCCGATAAGAGGGACCACTAGTTCAAGTGCTAGACGAGAAGTACCTAGTATGGTATTTGGAATGAGCACTCCGGGTCCTCTAGATCGTAGACCAGGAAAGCCTAAAGTAAAAGTAGGTGCTGAAAATGCACAAACAGAAATTCCAGCATCAAGACTAACTGGTTCAACTTTTGTAATGGATGATGGCGATCCTAGTTTGTATAGAAAAGGCCCGGCTGCAACAACTCTCAGTGAATATGCAACATTAGATCAAGGTGGTGATCCAACATTGCCTATGAACGAATTAGTAAGAATTAGAACACGTACAGGACATCAGATACTTTTCCACAATACAGAAGACTTGGTGTATATTGCACACGGAAGTGGTCAAAGTTGGATTGAAATGACAGCCGGCGGAGCAATAGAAGTTTATTCAAAAAACAATATTAGTTTCAAATCAGACAATGATATAAACTTTACTGCTGCAAAAAATATTAATTTTAAAGCTGGAGCAGATGTTAATATAATTGCAGTAAATCAAATGTCAACACAAACTGGTGCAAACTGGGATGTGTTAGTAGGTGCCGACGGTAGGTTAAGTTGTGCAGGAACTAGTAATATTGTCAGTACAGGTCATTATGAAACTGCGGGCGTTATACACATGAACGGTCCGGCTGCTGGGGTTGCTGGCGGTGCTGCCGGACCAACAACTGTGCCGAGCGGATCAGGAAGTGCTGAATCCGGAACCCCAGTTGCAGTAAAAGATGGTGCTACAGTACCGTTAGGTGACACATATGAAAAATGTGCTCCAGGTACAGTTGAAGTTGCAGCATCAGGATTGACGTCAGCAGAACGAGCAGCAATAAGCAATACAACTGTTACAAGCACACCTTCGAGAAATGCATCGGGTGCAAGTTCCGAGGGCACAGCAGGCGAAGCAGCAGCAAGAGCAGGAGCAGTTACTGTACCGCCTTATGATGATGCTATTTTAAGGCAAGCAAGAGCCGGAGCAGCAACTCTTACTAGTGCGTCAAGAACGGGTCCGCCAACAGAATACGACCCTCTTCCATAAGGTAAATACAGTATGAGCACACTAGAGAAAAATCTTTATAAACAAATTACTGTAAAAGGTAACACTCGTCCAGACTACGGTATAGGCGAAAAAACCTATAGGGGATTTTCTACAGTTAATCCAGACAATGTTGGATTTCAACTGTATGATTTACAAATTGTAAAACAAGATATTATTAATCACTTTCACATTCGTCAAGGCGAACTTTTAAGCAATCCTAATTTTGGTACAATTATTTGGGACATTCTATATGAACCATTAACTGAAAATATCAAACAGATTATTGCTGAAAATGTAACTACTATTATTAACTACGATCCTAGAGTAAGTGTTACTAACATAGTAGTTGATCAGTACGAAAGTGGCTTACAAATAGAAGCAACATTGATATTTTTACCCTACAATATTGTAGAAAATATGCAATTAACATTTGATCAAAATAACGGATTTTTAGCCAACTAATTATATACGTGGTTTATTCAAATCAATAAATACACTATAAGTTAAGAGGAAAGCAAATCCATGTCAAGTACAGACAGACAAAACCGTTTATTAGTAGCAGAAGATTGGAAACGTATCTATCAGAGTTATAGAAACGCCGACTTCAAATCATACGACTTCGACAATTTACGTCGAACAATGATCAATTACATTCGTCAAAATTATCCAGAAGATTTTAACGATTAT